ATCGGGGTATCGTCGCCTTTGATCCGCAGGCCACGGGTCTTGAGACCGCCCGGAAGATTGGAGAGGGTTCCTGCATCCACCAATTGGCGGAGGATGGAAGTGGAAGACTTAGCGAGTCCTCCCACAAGATGTACCAATCCGAATCCGTAAAAGCCGAGTCCGGGAATATAGGTATATTGGACGAAATGCTGGCGGCGCTTTTTGAGCGGGTCATCCTCGTACCAGTTCCGTCGAACCGAGAGGATCGTTCGTGAAGACTTGTCGATGGTGATGACGTAGGGGAGCGCGATCCCGGTGGGTTCGCCCATCTCATCGGTGTCTTCAAAGCCCGGCAGATCATAATCCACGACCATCTCAAGGAGCGTGTAACGGGAATCCAAGTCCATGCCTTTGGATTCACCGTTTAACTTGTCGTAGGACTTTTGAATTTCGGTGATATCGGGAGAGGGCGGAGGAAGATTCACGTCACGATAGAAACCCGAAACTTGAAGTTTTCGGATTTCGTTGTACGTTTTCTTCATGACATGGGTGGCGCGTTCGCAAGTGACGAGATCGGTCGCGCCGTAGGACACCACGAAATCTTCTGCGGGAACAAAGATTGAAGCGGGTCTGCCGAGTGAAGGATCGAAATACACTTTCCGAAATGCAGCACCGGAGAGTGCGAGAGAGAACAACAACTTCTCTGTCTCTGAGCGGTATTCGCTCATGCGTTCGGTCAAAAGATAGTTGAGATATTCCTGTACGCGCTGGGCCTGTTGGACTCTCTCCAGATCCACTTTACCCAAGATCTTGGTTTGAACCGGGCCTCTTGCTGGGAAAATCTCTTGGATGGACTGTGCTTGGAATCTCACAATCGCTTCTGAGAGCATAGGGTGAAACACGCCACAGGCTCCTTCCCATGGCTGTGTTCGATCTTCGATCTTGAGTCCGAGAAGATCTAATCCCTTGATGTAAGTTGTTTCCCATTCTTTGCGAGAATCTTTATCCGCATCGAAGAGGGTAACGAGTTCAGAGGCCATGCTCCCGAGGGTGGAGTTATCGATGAACTCCGCGAGATTGTCGCCATGACTCGCCTCAGGATTGGGTTCCGGGGAAAGACTGATCTCTACACCACCATCGGGCAGTTCAACCACGACGGATTCATTCGCATCTTGGATGGGTACTTCTAAAGACTGCCCTCCCATCAAAGAGGGCATCAAAGCGCGATCAACCGCCATGGTGGTCTCCCTTACAGGTCGCGGAACTTACCGCCTTTAACGGCAGCGCCCATACCACGAGCAACGCCAGTCGTTCCCATGGTCTCGCCGCCGCCATACATTTTCTTGGATCGCTTGGCACCGCCCACCATAACAGGCATACCCTTGGACATTTTGTCTTTGGGCATCTTGCGGGACTTCGGCGCTTCCATCATCTCCGTCTTGGCCGTTTTGCCTTTCATCGTTTAAATCCTCAGTAGTAAGACGCTTTGCGCTTATAGACAGGCTCGTCCTTGTAATCGGACTGGAGAGAGATGAATCCTCCCCTTCGATAACGGAGCAATGCCTGTGTACACGAGTCTACATAGTCATCATGCTCTCCAGCAGGAAAAGACGCAAATTCTTCCATGACTTCTTCAGCGAATCGGGTGTTGGGTCGCCAGACCTTTCCACTCGCAAAGAGATCGCTGATGGCGTTTACACGGGCGATTTTGTCGTTCCCCCGAGAGGGGGTGAATTCCGAGACGGGGATACCCATCGCCCGAAGTTCGAAAATGAGGGGAGTTCCCGCCGCTTTAGCCTCCACAATTAGGGTATCGGGTTTCCAGTAGGTGAAGAGTTCATACGCCCGTTTCTTGAGGGTGGGGAACTCCATCTTCTCCCGGTGGGCATCCATGAGAATCAGGTTGGGTTGCATGACTCCCGATCCATCTGGGTGATAGAAAACACCCCAAGTGGTGCAGGCGGAGTAGTCCGAGCGTTCGGATTTAAGAAAAGCGGTGTCCCATGACTGGATCAAAAACTGACACTGTGGCGGTTTGTCTTCTTCCCAGACTTTCCATGATTCGCGTTTAACCAGTGCGCCTTCTTCGGAGGTGGGATTCTGCTGGTACTGGGCCATCCACTTATGAACGGGGATTTCTTCCCGAATGGCTTCCAGTTCCTCCAAAGGCCAGAACTCCGGCCAGAGGGGTTTGCCTGAGGGCATGATGGCCGGGAACTCAATGACCTCCCATTCATCTCCACCCCTCTGTGCGGAGGCCTTTAACACCTGTCCCACGAGATCTCGCTTCGACCAACGGGTACAGATGATGACGATGGCCCCACCGGGCTGGAGTCTTTGGCGTGGACCGGAGGTGTACCATTCATAGGCATGGTCGAATACGGCAGGATCTGCCGATTGACCCTCTTGTTCATCATGGGGGTCATCGATGATGAGGATATCGGCACCCTTACCGGTCACCGCGCCGCCGATACCGATGGCGAAGTAGTCGCCGCCCTTGGAAGTACTCCATCGACCGGCGGCTTTGGAGTCTGCGCGGAGGGACACTTCAGGAAATACCTCCCGATAGGTGTCGGAATCGACCAAGTTACGCACTTTTCGACCAAATCCGACCGATAGTTCCGCTGTGTGAGAGGCTTGGATGACCTTTTTGTGGGGGAACTTGCCTAGAAACCATGCCGGGAACAGAAATGACCCGAATTCTGACTTGGTATGCCGGGGAGGCATGCAGATGATCAGCCTTTTGAGTTTGCCTTCGGCAATTTCCTCAAACTTCTCACCCATAATCTTGTGATGACGGCCTGAAATGAACCCCGGCCACACCTTCTGCACGAAAGGAATGAACTTCTCTTGAGCCAGTTCCTTGGATTTCGCCTTCTCCCATTCCTCTAACAGCACTAACCATTCCTTCTGCTGGTCATTAGGCAAGTTCTGCACTAACGCCATGATTTTAGGCAGGTTTTCAACTGTTAGTTGCACTGACGGGAACCTCAAAATGCAGGGACAATAGTCCCCGTTTCATCACAATCCCAACCTCTCCGTCTTTTTTTAGCCCTCCACGGCGATTGAGTGGCGTAAGTCTCAAAACACATCGCCTGTCTCATCATCATTTCGCTCGAAACTAGGTGTTTGTTGCCTTCTTACCTCTTATTCTTAAAAGCCGAAGGCAAAATTCTTGAGAAACTACACCCTTACAGCGAATTTAGTGTTATATTTAAACCTAGTTTCTCGCTAAACTTTCAATACAATACCGATTGTATCACAATCCGGAAGGAAAGTCAATAGAGATTGTCAAAATTTTTGCAAAAAAAATTTCTACAACCTCGCTGACACTCTACAACAAAATCCTACCGGAACCTGAAACACTACAACCGCTCACAACGGAACTTAACCCCTATACCCCGTCTGTTGTTTAGACGCAACAGTAGGGGAAAGTAGGGGAATCGTTTGAGGAAAATCGTATGTATGGGTACGCGCAGGTACCCGAACGCGCACGGGGGGGTGCGGGTGCGCGTTTAGACCGCGCATGCGCCCGCGTTTAACCCCCGCGGGTGCGCGTTATCTACCGCGCAGGCGTGTGCGCTCTATTGCAGCGACTCGACCCCGGAACCAGCCGGGCCGCACCCGGCGTCCGACGATGGCGACGGGCCGCACCCGGCGACATTGTCGGTATCGTTGCCAGTCTCATCTGCGTTTACACGCTGCACCGCAAGCAGTGACGACAGGCGGCGCTCAAGGTCAGCCGCTACCAATGCGGCAGGACGTTCGCGGTGATCCTCGACCACGTCGCGATACAAGCCGCAGGCCTTGCCCAGTAGTTCAGCCGCCCGTAGTTGCGTCTGCGTTGCGGGAGCCTCGCCGTTAGACCATTGGCGTAGTAGGCGTATGAGGTTGTCGCGGTCAGAGACCGTGCTGACCTCGCTCAAACGCCTCTTCTCCACCGCTAGCGCCTCCATGCATGCCCTAACCTTGCCGTCCACCATCAACTCCGCAGCCCTGCGCTGCACTGACGCCGGTTTCATAGCCTCTGCGTCATACGAATTGCGATACGCCTCAGCGATACCCATGCCATTCACCACGTTTTCCGCGAATTTACGCTGTTTTGCGGTGAGTCCGTATTCGTCGGTGATACCTGCCATTGTGCGTTTAACCCTTGTTTACTAGTGCATTTGCTAATCTTTGACCATGCTGATTGCATGACCGACTCACCGAATCCTACTTTCGGCCATGTTTAGACGCAACTAAATTCGACCGATAATCAATGACTTAGCCTACAGGCTGATAAATTTATCGTTTAACCTGTTGACGAGTGACCCTGTTATCAAGATGATACGCACCACTGGCCCCCCAGACAGGCCAAGCCGCTAGGTGAAAAACAAAGGTTCTGGTGCCGGATGAGCGCAAGCAGCCCGGCGGTTCCCGAAAGGGGAACCCGGCATAAAGCATCGGTGAAGCCGTAGGGTTGAAGGCAATGACCTGCAAGTACAGCAGCCGCCCGAAAGTCTGACGATGCCCAACGAACCGGAAAAACCTTCGACTGAGTAGAGCGCCCTCGCGGAGGACGCTGCACTGAGTCACCAACAACTGGAGAACGAACATGGCAATCACGGTCACATACGCCTTCTGGGTCAAGGTCGATGCCCCTGCCGGGCCTGATGCGAAAGAGGTGACGATACGCATGGATTTCGAGACCGACGATGCTGATCACGCAATGGAACTGGCGGA